AAGTGATAATACAAAAGCCATTGAAAGATTAATTGATAAATTAGATGGCAAAACCTCTCCTATAGCTAAAGATAAACTCCCATCTGGTGGTACTGATCAATATACTTATCAACCTAAAAGTAGTGGTGATGAATCTAGTAAAGATTTTGTTGGCCCTTTACAAGACTCACTAAGTAAATCAGCAGATGGACAACAATCAGCAGCTTCAGTAATGGATGCTGCTGTTGAAAAAGGAAGACAAACTGTTGAAGAGCAGTCTAAAGTTAATCAAGGATTCGCATCAGACTTTGGTAAATTTTTAAGTGGTCAGATGTCGGCAAATGACTTTCTAATAAGATCTCTTAATTCAGTATTTGCCTGGGTTATTACTTCCCTATCTACTGTAGGTGGTGGAGGTTCTGGTGGCGGAATACTAGGATTTTTTAGTAAAATATTGGGAAGTGGGGGTACACAAGTAGGTAGTGGTCTTACAGACTTACCTTATATAGATACTCTGGGTGGAATGTTTGCAAAAGGTGCCTCTTTCCGTGATGGTACTTCATTACAGCCCAACTCTATAGTAACTTCACCAACCCTCTTCGCCTTCGCGAAGGGCGGAACTTTCAATAGAGGAGTATCTGGAGAAGCTGGCCCAGAAGCAATTATTCCTTTAAAGAGAGATCAGCAAGGAAATCTAGGTATTCGCGGTGGGGGTTCTGGTGATACAAATATTAGCATTAATGTTAATATGGAAACTGGTAAATCAGAAGCTAATACATCTGGTCAAGCTAAACCAAATGCTGAACAGTTTGCAAAGAATATTACCAACATGATCCAAGCAGAAATGGTTAAACAGAAACGTCCAGGAGGATTATTATATGGCATATGATTTTAATACAGAAATTTATAATGCTGTAGGACGCTATGTACAGCCAGCAGTAGGCTTTACAAAAAATGTAAAGCCCTCTGTGGATGTAGCTAGGTTTGGGGATGGTTATTCGCAAAGAACAGTAGCAGGCATAAATACTATGCCTGCTACTTTTCAACTTACTTTTCAAAATCAACCAGTAGATACTATTACTGCAATTGAAAACTTTTTAATTGATAGAAAAGGTACAGAACATTTTACATGGACACCACCAGGTGAATCTATGTTAAAGGTAATAGCAATGGATGGTTGGAATAAGGAGTACACTTCAGAAATAAGTCGTACTTTAACAGTAACATTTGTACAGGTATTTGACCCAGTATGACAATATCTCAAGAGTCCAAATCTCTATCCCCTAGTAATCTTATAGTATTATACGAAATAGATGCAACTCCTGTTGGTGGAATTATTTATAGGTTTCATAATGGGTTTAACGAGTTAAGTAGTAACATTACTTGGACTACAGATGGGCAAGCAAATCAATATACATATTTTCCAATTGAAGCCTCCGGCTTTGAGTTTAGTGCAAAAGGACAGTTACCACGTCCAACTCTAAAAGTATCCAATATTAATGGTATTTTAGGAGCAATTGTACGTAACTATAATGATCTTATTGGTTTAAAAGTTACTAGAATACGTACATTTGCTAAGTATTTAGATGCTGTTAATTTTACTAGTGGAGTAAACCCTTATGCTGACCCAACAGCTAAGTTTCCAGATGATATCTATTATATAGATAGAAAAGCTAATGAAAATAAGATAATGATCGAATTTGAATTAGCTGCAGCTTTTGACATAACCAATGTAAAACTACCCCGTAGACAAATTATTCAAAATATGTGCCCATGGAGGTACCGCGGCGCAGAATGCGGTTATACAGGTAGTGTATATTTAGATTATAACGATAATCCAACTTCTCAGGTTAATGATGTTTGTGGAAAAAGACTAACAAGTTGTCAATTACGTTTCGGTAGTAATGCACAAATACCATATGGTGGATTTCCAGCAGCAGGATTAATAAGATGACATGGCAATTAGATGCAGAAGAATATGCAAAAAAACAAGCCCCTAGAGAAGCTTGTGGATTAGTTATAATTAGAAAAGGAAGAGAAGTATTTTGGCCCTGTAAAAATATTTCAGAGTATGGAAATAACTTTTGTATAGACCCAACCGACTATGCAGCAGCAGAGGAAGAAGGAGAAATTGTTGCTATTTGGCACAGCCATTATGGTATTCCTCCTGAGCCTAGTGAGGCTGATAAAGTAGCATGTGAAAAGTCTGGGTTAGAGTGGTATATTTATTCTACTCCTATGAATACTTGGTTTAATTTTAAACCATCAGGTTTTATAGCTCCACTAGTTGGTAGACAGTTTGTACATGGAGTAGTAGATTGCTATTCCCTAGTAAAAGACTGGTACCAATTAGAGCGTAGTATTATCTTACCAGATTTTGAGCGCAAGGATGAGTGGTGGCATAAGGGTGAAAATCTTTATATAGAAAACTTCAGAAAAGCTGGGTTTGAAGAAACCGATAAATTAGAACCCGGATGTGGTATATTAATGCAAATTATGTCTCCAGTACCAAATCATGCAGCAGTATATTTAGGTAATGATCTTATTATACACCATATGTTTAATAGACTTTCTAGTCGAGATGTATATGGTGGTATGTATAAAAAATATACTTCAAGGATAGTAAAATATGTTAAAGGAAATTAGACTATATGGCCATCTTGGAAAGAAATTTGGTCGAGTACACTATCTAGCTGTACAATCTGTATCAGAAGCTATTAGAGCATTTTGTGCTAATTATAAAGAATTTGAAAAAGATTTTGTTGGTGATAAAGCCTATTATAGAGTATGGGTTGGTACAGAAAGATTACAAGAAGCAAAAGATGCATCGTTACCTAGTAGTTACAAAGAAGTAATTCGTATTGCTCCAGTAGTACATGGTGCCGGAGGTGATGATTTATTTGGAATTATTCTTGGAGTTGCTTTGATCGCCTTTTCTGGGCCTATTGGTGGAGCTCTAGCAGGTACTTTTGGTGCTACAGCCGCTGGTATAACATCTTTTGTAACTAGTTTAGGAGTATCTTTAATTTTAGGAGGGATAGCAAGTATGCTAGCCCCCTCAGTAGATGCGCCAGATCCTCAAGAAAGACCAGAAAATAAGCCTTCTCAAGTATTTAGTGGTCCAGTTAATACAACAGCACAAGGCCATCCGGTACCAATTGGATACGGTAGATTAATAGTTGGATCGGCAGTAATTTCAGCAGGAATAAATACAGTAGAATTAATTTAAGGAAATAGTATGGAAAGAGTTATTAGAGGCTCTAAAGGTGGCGGATGCTTCAAAAAGGGATCCCTAGTACAGTTAGAAAACAATAAAACTGTACCCATAGAAGAATTAAAAATTGGTGATGAAATCCTATCCTTTAATGAAAGAGGAGAAATCTGCTTATCTAAAGTAACTAAAACTCATTTCCATGAATTACCAGAACCTTTAATACTAGTTAAATTTTGGAATGGTTCAGTTGAGATTACTCCTAACCACTGGGTTCAAAATCAATATGGTTCCTTTGTTGAAGTAGGAACTCTAACCATTGAAGATGCTATTGTAGATGGCATGGGTCATTTACGCCCAATTATTTCTATTGAACCTCTAGAATCAGAACCTGTATATAACCTTACTGTAGAACCAAACCATACTTTCATATGTAACAATGCTAGGGTACACAATGGTGGTCATCGTAATAGATACCCGGTAGTTGGTAGTAAGGGGGGTGGTAGTAAAGGAGGTGGCGGACGAGTTGCAGTAGAGGCCCCTGACTCTTTACAATCGCGTGCTTATGCTAATGTTTTAGATCTTATTTGTGAGGGAGAAATTGGTGGTTTGGTAGCTGGAGCACAATCTATCTATTTGGATGAAGTTCCTCTACAGAATACTAATGGCACATATAATTTTTCTGGAGCTATATGGGACTTTAAAACAGGAACCCAAGACCAAACATATATCCCAGGATTTACAAATACTCAAAGTGTATCACAGGTAGGTGTACAGGTCAAAGGATATACTCCTGCTAAGTCTCCTGCCCCAGCATATGATCCAGTACCAGTTACTCGTAGGTACACAAATGCCAATACTGATGGTGTAATTGTAACAATATCGGTACCAGCACTACAAGTACAAGATATGAATACTGGAGATGTTAATGGTACTAGTGTTAAATTACAGGTAGAACAACAATTTAATGATGGTGGATTCGTACCAGCAAATGTCAATATTATATGGAATTCTATTAATACAATAGAAACAGTTACAGTTACTAATAATATTCTTAAATTACCTGTATTAGGATTTAATAAAATATTTAGTAAATTATTTCTTGGAGGTAATTCAACCTATACAGAGACCATAGCTTGTATAATTAGTGCTAATACTTCTCAAATAAAAGCAAATGTAGTACTTGAGCATCATTGTATAGATGCAGATCTTTCTACCTATGAGGATATTGTATATAAAGTAGAAGAGAGTTCTGATAACGGAGCTACTTGGTCTACTATTAAAATAGTAACAAAAGAATATTCATATGAAGTTCCCTTTAATACTTTTGCTTCTATCATATTCCCACTATTTATAAAAGTAGTTAACAAAGAACCTCAAGTAATACCTGGAGAGGAAATATTTACCACCTTTGGACCGGTATTAGATAGAAAATTAAAATTAACTATATTAAGTGGTGGAAGTATTTCTGGATGTCAAGGATACTCTGCAGGTCACAATAATATAATTACTATATCTGGTAAAGCTAGTAGTAAGTACCAAAGATCTTTCTTTGTACCTTTTACGCAAGCAGGTACTTGGGATATTAGAGTATCCAGAATTACTAATGAAAGTACTTCACAAGCATTAGCTAATGAAACTTGGTGGGATTTAGAAACTGAAGTAATTTATGCTAAATTAAATTATGCAAACTCAGCAGTTGCCGCATTAAGTGTTGATGCTTCTCAATTTGGTTCGATACCACAAAGAGCTTATGATGTTAAACTTCTAAAAATTCAAATACCTTCAAACTACAATCCTATAACAAGAAGATACAATAGGGATAAAGATACTGGTATTTCTTCTGGAGATGATAAATCTTGGGATGGTACATTTTATGTAGCTTGGTCAAATAATCCTACTTGGTGTTTTTATGATCTAATAACTAATGAAAGATATGGTCTTGGTTCTTTTATTGACTCTACTAAAGTTGATAAATGGGCGCTATATACAATAGGTAAATACTGTGATGAACTAGTACCTACGGGTAAACTTGATATGGTGGAGCCTAGATTCACTTGTAATATGTATATACAAACCAGGGATGAAGCATATAAACTAATAAATGATATGGCTTCTATCTTTAGGGGTATGGTTTATTGGGCTTCTGGAGCGATTACAGCTATACAAGATGCACCAGCTGATCCTACATATCTATTTAATCAATCTAATGTAATTGATGGTTTATTCACATATTCAGGTTCATCTGCCAAAGCTAGACATACAGTAGCCTTAGTTAGTTGGAATGACATGACTGATATGTGTAGGCCAAAGGTTGAGTATGTAGAAGATGCTGTAGGTATTGAAAAGTATGGGGTTATTGAATCTAATATTGTAGCTGTTGGTTGTACTAGTCAAGGACAGGCTCATAGAGTTGGCAAATGGTTATTACAAAGTGAGTTAACAGAGACAGAAGTAGTATCATTTAAAACTGGTTTAGAAGGTGCAGGTTCGGCAGTGCGCCCAGGAGCAATTATTGCAATAGCAGATCCAATTAGAGCAGGGGATAGACTTGGTGGTAGAATACTACAAGTAATAGATGATTATACTATCGTAGTAGATAATGGATTAACTAGCGTTTCTATTGGTAGTCAAACACCCGTGTTCGATTCTACATTGTTTGACTCAGTATTATTTGACCAAGCAGTAAGTGATGGATTAGACACTATTTCTGTATTCGACTCTACTGGAGCAGTTAATGAAGTAGGTATTCATTCTATTGTTGGTACAACTATTACATTTAATACACCAGTACCCAATATGTATGTTGGCGGATTATGGATTATATCTACAAATGAGGTAAATAAACAACTATTTAGAGTACTATCTGTAGTAGAGGATAAAGGAATATTTGAAATTTCAGCTCTAGAACATAATCCAGATAAGTATGCTACAGTAGAATATGGTTTAAATCTGGAAGAAAAACCAATATCTAATTTATCAATTTATCCATCAGCACCTACAGGACTAACTTTAACTGAAAGTCTATATATTGATAAAGCTAATATTTTAATAAAAATTTCAGCTTCCTGGGAGCCAGTAGTTAATGCGAATGGGTACGTAGTATCTTATAAAGCAGAAAATGGTAATATGTCTTCCGAGCTAAAAGTACAAACACCTCAGATTGATATACCTAATGTTACTCAAGGTAAATCTTACCAAATACTAATATGGTCAATTGGAGCAGCAGGAAATCGTTCCCTAGAATATGTAAGTGATCAAATCTTTATTTATGGTAAATTAAATCCTCCAGCAGGTGTTACTGGAGTTATAGCACAAATACAAGATAATAAGGTTAAAGTTTCTTGGAATGCAGTAACTGACCTAGATTTAAGCCACTATGAAGTGCGCACTTCTGATAGTGGTTGGGGCATAGATACTAATTATTTATATAATGGTGATCAAACTAATTGTTTATTGGATGCACCAGAGCCTAGTACTTCAACTATTTATTATGTAAGAGCGGTTGATACAACAGGAAATTATAGTTTAGTATCTGGTAGTATTTCTTTTAATACTTCAGTAGTTCCTGCTGTATATGGTCCAAGTATACAAATAGATTTCCAAAATTTATCTACTTCTTCAGCATCGATACTAGTTCAATGGCCAAGTGTATTTCCTCCTTTTGGTCTAAAATACTACAAATTTGTTAAGGGATCTAATAGTCCCATTTATATTAATTCAAACTATATTACAATACCAGCCGACTGGACAGGAAACGAAACCCTTTATATTAGTGTTATAGACATGAATGATAGTGAATCTACAGTAACTGAAAAAGTAATCGAGATATTCCTACCAGGTCAGGTTCCGAATCCTACTATATCATTAACTAAAGTTAGTGGTGAAGTAGTAATGAACTTCTCTTGGACTCCTACTACTGTAGGTACTCTACCTATTGCTGGGTATGAAATTAGATCTACAGATACTGGATGGGGAGACTCAGCTTTTGTATATAAAGGCTCTGCCAATACTGCTATAGTCCCCAATATTATAAGTAGCTTAGGACAAACCTGGTATATTAGAGCATTTGATACCAGAAATAATTATAGTGCTACTTCAAGAAGTATACTACTAGATGATTTAGTGCCTCCCTCCCAACCAGCAGCATTTACAGCTATAGTAAATACTATTCCCGTAGGTTTAAAACTTGCTTGGACAGAAAGTACTTCATTAGATGTGGTAGCCTATGAAGTACGAACAATAGACTCTGGTTGGGGCATTAATGATAGTTCTAGAATATATTATGGTTCCGATGTTACTAAGATTATTAATTTAGAAAATACTGGCACGTATAATTTCTATCTTAGAGCTAGAGATGCTTCTGATAGATGGTCTACCTCTGCAACAGTACAATTTATTTACGCTCCAGTAACACCTTTACAGATAAATGATATTAATACTTTATTCTTAGATGATCAAGTATCTTCAGCAGAAGTTAAAATAAGTTGGCCAGATGCTACTCCACAGTTTGGAATTAAGCATTATAGAATAACTTATGATAGTATTGATTTTATTCAAATTGAAAATAACTTAACAGTTCCAGCAAATTGGATAGGGTCTAAAGATTTTACAATTTATGTAGTTGATAATAATGGAAATTCATCTACAGGCACAATTAAAACAATTACTAGATATCCACCTGCTCAACTAACTGGAATTACAAGTGAAGTGAGTGATACTAAAGTAAAATTGTCTTGGTCAACTCCAGTAATATCTAGCAATTCTGGTTATTTACCAATAGCTGGGTACGAAGTGAGACTAATAGACGAGGATTGGGGGTTAAGTAATCCTATCTATAAGGGAAATGCTACTAGTGTACTAGTTTCTCCAAGTAGTAATGGAAATGGAACTTGGTATATTAAACCCTATGATACTGATAATGAGTATGCGGGGGATGCAGCAACAGTGACATTTACTGCTCAAGTCGTACCTAATATTAGTGATGTAGTGTATAGCTTCTTTGATACTTCAACAACCTCAGCAACTATTACTTTAGAGTGGAATAATGTTTCTCCTCAGTATGGTCTAAAACACTATCGAGTAGCTTATGGTAGTAAGTCTTATACATCTAATTCTAATTCAATAATAGTACCTGCAGATTGGATAGGAGATCGCACTTTTACAGTCTACACTGTAGATCGTTTAGATAGAGAATCCACTGGGTATCAAAAAATAGTTTCTAAGTATAAACCTAATAAACCACTTAATTTTTATCCACAAGTAGTTGATAATACAGTCATGTTAACATGGACTGCACCGAGTCCAACTAGTCTTCCAGTTAGCCACTACATAATTAAAGAAGGTACCACTTGGGCTACAGCGTATGATCTAGGACGTAAAGATGGTGCGTTCACTACAGTTACTGAATTAAAGAAAGGTACATATACTTATTGGATTGTAGCAGTAGATACAGATGATATTGAGTCCGATCCAGAAAGCGTTACTTGTGAAGTAGCAGAACCTCCTGATTTTGTATACCATGATCACTTGTTTGCTAATTATCAGGTAGGGTATGTTGAAGGTAGAGGAGATACAATTGCTGTAAATTATACTAATGCTAAATTAGATAATAATGCTATTGTTCTACCAGTTAATCTAACAGAGGAATATCAACAACATTTTACTAATAATAGTTGGACTTCTCCACAAGCTCAAGTTACTGCAGGGTACCCAATATTTATCACTCCCTCTCCAGCATCCGGTTCTTATTCAGAAACCTGGGATGTTGGCACAATTTTAGCAAGTAGTAAACTTATAGTATCTATTGATTCTGAGTTGAATGGACTAATGATAGTACCAACTATTGAAATTACTTCAACTACTGAAAGCTCTTGGAATACTTCTGATCCTAATTACAAAGCATACCCAGGAGTTTGGGAGGTGTTTGGAGTTAATTTTAGGTATGTGAGAGT